ATACACATTATAAGATAAGACGCAGAGATAAACATTATCACCGCTTCCAAATATATTTGTTAGAGAATCAGAAGAACCTGTAATGGTTTCAGGTCCTCCTGAAACCCCACAACCTAGAAGAAGAGGAGTTAGAAGACCTACACCAACAAGAACAAGTATATTGAGAGGTCAAACTCCAGAACCTGAACCTGAAGTAGGTAAAATATATCAAGGAGATATCAAAGGTAAAACAATGAATAGAGCGTTTCCATCACCCGAAAAAGCTAGACAAACAGATGCTGAATTTAGAAGATTGAGTGATCTAAGAGATGAAATTAGAGGTGTAAGTCCGACAGGTAAGAAGAAACGAGGTAGACTAAGTAAAGCAAATAAAGAGCGTGATGATGAACTAAAACGACAACAAGACGAATTAGTAGGGCAATTTCCCTTATTAGCACCAGCACAACAAGTGAGACAAAGACAAAGAAGAAGACCACCACCATTACAACCTGCTATAGCACAACGTCAATATCGTGCTCCTCCATCACCAGAACCTGAAAGAAGACAATCCGAACCAGAAGAAAAATAAAAAACTTTAATTCTTATTATAACAAAAACCAATATGAAGCGACGAAATATACTGAGACCGAAACGACCAGAAGTTGTAAAATTTGAAGAAGAGAAGAAAGAATTTGATGTAGAAACAGCATTCAAGACGGTGTCTAATAAGGGAGAAACAATACCTGAAGATAAGACGCAGTCTAAAGACAGCATCAGCTCGTCGCAGGAACTAGAAATAAAACCATTAGAGCTAAAAGAAGATGGCGTTGACGATGAAAAGGAGGATATGGTTGAAGTTGAAGCGGAATCTAAACCGATTGAAACGAGTGCTAACTCAAAGTCAGCACAAGCTGACGCAGAGATTATTATGCCGAAACCAAAAACGAGAGAATGGTTATGTGAATGTGGAACTAAATTAAAAACAGGCTCAGCTAAGAACATCAAAGCTCATACATCAACTCAAACGCATCGTAATAGAATGGCTCTTATAGGACAAGGATTAAAACCTGAAGACCATATGGATAAGGTATATCCTAATAGATTTAAACCTAGAACGCCTTCTGAAACACAGGTTAAACCACCACCTAAACCTATTGATCCAGTTGTAAGACAAAAACAGATTCAACAAGTATTTCAACCTATTCAGACACAGTCGCGTTATGATTTTGAAGATAGAGTTCAATCTGAAGTAAATAAAAGATGGGAAGCTAGAATGAAACAAGAAGAAAGAGAAAGAAAGCTAGTTAAAGATGCTGAAGATAGGATAAGAAAAGAATATGAAGAAAAATTGAAACCACCTCCAACAGTGAGAGGGCAAACATTTAGACCTCGTAAGAGTAATAGAACGTTTGATACAACCGCTACAATGTTAGGTAGAAGGAGACAGTATAATTTCTAATTTAAAACAATGTTTTTAAATTATAAAATGTGGAGACAGAGGTTAGAAGATTATGAAGCAAATAGTAATGCTAGACTTCAAGCAGCGACAAGAGGAGCTCAGCAAAAATCTCAAATAAGAGAAGATATAGCTAATCAAAGAGCAACACAACAAGAAGCAGTAGCTCAAAGTGAAATCACAGGAGAACAAGGAAAGTCAGTTCAACAAATAGCCGACGACATTGGAATCCCTGGAGTAGCTAAAACAACTGAACTTTTAGGACAAGGATTAACATCATTGGGTAAAAGAGTAGCAGGACGCATTACAACACAAGAAATGTTAGGATTACCTAAATTACCAACACTATTACAGAAATCAGCACCAGAAGCACAAGTTAGAGATTTAACACAAGGAACAACAACATATAAAGCACCAGTTCAAGAGTTTGATAATCCTGTTTTTGAACCTGAACAATTAGATAAAGACCCCTTGGAAGTTGGTGAAGCAGGATTGAAAGATCTGTTTGGTGAAACTGATAAAGCAGCTACAACGTTAAGTCAAAGAACAGGAGATGTAGCAGAAGGACAACCAGGAATGGAAGGTGATGTAGTAAGAGTTAGACCAACAGAAATTTCAGCAGATGTAGGAACTGAAGCAGCTCAAGCAGCTGAAAAAGTAGCAGGTGATATTACAGCCCAAACAGCAAAAACAGTATCTGCTGATGTAGGTTCATCTTTAGGTGAAACAATCGGAGCTGGTTTAGGAACTGTTGGTGACACTCTAGGAGCTCTAGCTGGACCTGTAGGATTTGGATTGGGGCTCTGGGGAGCAGCAGAAACCATTAAAGATTTAATAAAGGGTGGTAAGAAATACGACGCAGCAGTAGCTCAAGCCAAACAAGCAGTGGCGTCTGCTAATTCAACAATTCAAGGATTACAAGCTAATGTTAGTGCTAATGAATTTGAATCTAAAGTAGGTGCTTCTCGACCCCAATTTGGATCTTTGGCTGCTACTCCAGCGTTAGATACAGCAAAACAGCCAGGAGTAGCATTAACTTTCTAAATTTATGATATAATAAAAACAATGAATGAGTTAGAAATTAAACCTATTAAAGATGACCCTTCAAGACCTAAATATAGAAAGTGTCATCCTAATTTGTTATCACCACCATTTAGAATGGCTGCTATAGGTTCTTCAGCTTCAGGTAAATCAACATGGGCTATGAATTTATTGCGACCTTGCTTTTATGGCGGAGGTGAAAAAGGTGGAGTAGAATCGGTATTTAACAAGATAATAGTAATTAGTCCTAACTTTGGTTTAGATTCAACAACAAGACATATAAAGTATTTGGTTGATGAAAGTAATATTCATATGACCTACGATGATAGTATAATTAATAATCTAATTCAAGAACAGAAGATGTTAGGAGATAATAGAAACAGAGTGTTAATCATTGCTGATGATATTTTAGCTTTAGGAGCAAGTCCTTTGAGTAAACTATTTGTAGCTAGTTCTTATTTGAGACACGTAGATGTAAGTATTTTATATTTAACACAAACTTATTCGGGTCATTATTCATTACCTCCAACAACAAGGAATAATTTAGAAGGATTAGTATATTTCAAAAATCCAAGTATGAAACAAACAAAGAACTTAATTGACGATCTCACGGGCACATTTGGTTCGCCTCAGAATGTCAAGAATTTAGTAGATTATGCTACATTAGAACCTTATAGCTTTTGTTTCTTTGATTATAAGAACTTAAGAGTTTTTAAGAAACACGGACAATTACTGTATAGGAAGTTTAATGATGATGGTAGTTATGCTCCAGAATTTCAGATACCAGGTGGGGTAAAAATTAAAAAAGAAAAAGAAGATTTTGATACAGAATAAAAAGAGTTGATGATTACAAATTAATAGTTCTCAAAAGGGTGTGTGCGTTTTTTTTCCTTCTTGTAAGGTCCATTTTTACTAATTTATATATTGAGGCATATAAATTGAATTTTAAATGAGAATTAACTCTAACAACAACTATGTTGTCTTTACATAAAAACTCATTACTCTACGCATTGATTAAAGAAGTCGCTGAAGAAGTTTTATGCGATAATAAAATGAGACTTCTTGAACTTTTCAGTGGAACACATAGTGTTGGTAAGGTAGCTAAAAAGATGGGATACGAGGTAGTATCTGTTGATAGAGATATTAACGCTAAATGTCCTTTCGGTTCTGATTATGTAAGTGATAAACATATTAAAACAGATATTATGACTTGGGATTATAAGAAAGATTATAAACCAGGTGATTTTGATGTCATAACCGCATCACCTGTATGTCTATGGTGGTCTCACTTAAGACTTTGTTGGATCGGGAGAAAGTGTAAATCTATTCATCCTACTGATATAATAACAAGAAAACATATTGATGATGATATTGAAAGATATGGAAAACCGATGGTAGATAAAGTATTTGAGATATTAGATTACTTCAAACCAAAATATTGGTGGATAGAAAATCCTCAAACAGGTAGAATGAAAGAATACATAGATCATCCTGATTTTTATGATATTGATTACTGTAAATACAGTGATTGGGGTTATAAAAAACGAACACGTATATGGACTAACATTAAAGGTTTTAAACCAAAGATATGTAAGAAGGATTGTGATAATATTGTAATATCAGAAGGTAAAAAACAACATAAGAACGTTCTTGCTAATGGATATGAAATCATAGATGGTAAGAAAGTAGTATGTAATACCAAAGAAAAAAGAGAAGAAAGAAGATTACATAATACTGAAAAGAAAAAACTTGCTAAAAAACACTGTAAAGATGTTGATCAACACTGTAATAGATTACAAAGATACAGAGTTCCGTTTAAATTAATTGAAGAACTTTTACATCATTCCACCTAACATCTCTAATAAAGCTAATTCTTTACTCCAACATATCTTTCTTATTTGTTTGTGTAACGGTAAATCTGAA